TGTATGCTAGACACTTTAGTTTATTGGGATCTATTAGTGTGTTTTGTGATCCAATGAATTCACAATCAAACTCAGCACGAAACTGTGATTGTGAAGTGTTTGCAATTGTTTCCTTCTTCCACTTGTCGTCTCTACCCGGAACTTCCGACCAATGAACTTCAATAGGAACATAAGAGTTGTTTCCTTCCTCTGCATCTCTCCAGAGTTTATAGAACATATTTAGTCCCTTTGGAGTGCTGATAATGAGAACCTTGGTTTCTTTACCAGAGGAGATGGTTGGATACACAGAGGAGAAAAAGTCATCGGCTACGTTTTCTGGAACATAAGCAAATTCGTCCAAGAAGATCATGTTGAATGAGCCACCACGAACAGCACTTGTTGAGGTAGAGGAAGCCAAAACCTTTGAGTTGTTTTCTAAAGTGATGTTTCCCTTGTTCCATTCAACAATGCCTTGTTGAAGCCATTTTGGAAGATGCTCATATGCTAGTTTGAGTCTACCAAGAAGATCCTTTGCTGTTGCCTGCTTGTTGGCAAGAATAGCAACGGACACATCTGGATTGAACAGAATGAAGTGAAGTAGATAAGAAACAACCGTCGTTGACTTACCTGACTGTCGCGGCAACTTGGCGATCACAAACCGATTGTTGTGAATCGTGTTGATCATATTGTCTTGATATTGCCAAGTCTTGAAAGGAACAAGACCCTCATCCAGTGAAATAATTTGGACGTAGTTCTTGATGAAGTAAAGAGGATCTTGCGAACACTTCAAATACTCTTGCACCTGTTCTTCGGTAAAATCTTCTTGAACACCGGCAGGTTTTATGTTTATATTACCAAGATAAGTCTTATCATTCACTGACATTTGATTGATCTCTTAACTGCTTGAAATTATCTTTTACTAATCTCTGTAGTTCTTTGGTTGATCCAACGAAGATGGAGTTGTTTGTGATCGAAGATGCTCTCTGAGAGGAATCTCCGGTGTCTCTGTTGATCTCCTTCATCTGCTGGTGAAGTCCAATGAGATCCTTGTTAGCCTCTGTGACACTCTTGATGAGTTGTGAGACTACTTCATATGCTCTTGGAGATTCACCCTCACTTGCAACCTGAAGTATTCCATCTATTGCAGACATTCCTGTGCTTATGATGTCCTTAAGATTACTTCGAACCTCTGCATAGTCTTTTCTCTTGTCGAGTTCTTTTCTTCTGTCGTCTGTTTCGTCACTTACGACTATCTCTCTTGGGGCTGGACGAATAGGTTCAGCAGGCACAGAATCTATGTTTAAATTATCTTCTAAGTTTTTGCTCATATTGTTGTTCCATCACTATTAAGTGTGTCTGGGTATTCAAACAAACTCTTTTCTCTTTCTGTAGTAGAACCTAAAATATCTTGCACAAGAAAATTATCTTCAGTAGAGTAAATACCAGATGGACCAGTGACACTTGAGAATTGTCTTGCCAATGTTCCGGTTGTTCCTGTTGGCTCTCCAAAGAGATCAAAATTACTATTAATCCATCTTGTGTCAACTGTCTTGATGATCTTACTGCTCTTGGTTGGACCATAGATGTAAGTTCTTGCGGTAAATGCAAGATTGAAAATGATAGATCTTTGTGTGGACAAATCTCCCTCAAAGTCTATTTCAGATGTGACTGCCGATAGAGTGATAGGCACATCTATTTTGCTTCTGTTCGAATTAAAGTTTACAGTAACAGTAAATTCTGGTGTAAAATATGCCATTATTTGTTCTATGATTTGAAGCCCATCTTCCATGCTTCTGGTGGCAACAGTCACAAAAAAGTCTATATTATAAGGGACTTCTGCATATTCGTAACTTATTTTTCCTGAATCTGGATTGGCAGAGTATCTTCGAGAAAGTGTGTTTCTTTTTCTTTCCTGATCATAGTTCATGGCTTCTATGTTAAAGCCAATTCTAGGAAGGATGGACCCAATTTCTCTTTCGTTTTCGGTTCCTACTAATCTGGAATACTCGTCCAACATCCGCTTGAATTTTTCTTTGGGAGCATATGTCACAGGAACCTTTAGTCTTCCTGTTTCGCTTCCTGACGAATCCTTTCTCACCACATAGATTTCATTGAACAGTGATCCAAAAGCGATCACAGTGTTTCTTATTGTTTCGTTGTAGAAAGTCTCAAACATCAGAGATCTCCTTGTGAGAATGGATCAGTGTCAGTAAAGTCGATGAGATTTTCCCGCTCAAACCCAAGATTGTCATTGTTAAAACCGGGAACAATTTCTGTGTTCGTTTGTTCAGCCGTGTTGCCAAGCAAATATTCTGCGCCAGAAGAAACACCAAAAACTGGATATCCAGAGAACTGAAATGTTCCGGTTACTCCGCTTACTTCAAGAATTTTACTAGAAGAATTCCATTCTTGAACCAAGGCAGAAATGGTCGATCCATCCCCCTGAACCACAATTTCACCTTCAATATAATTACCAACGCCTGTTCCAAGTGTTAGTTTTTGTAGTTTGGTTCTGTGATCGGAGGTAAGTCCATCCAATTTTGACCATCCAGTATTGAAGTTCTCTCCAGTATAACGGAATGCAGAGCAAGTAAGTTTAAAAGTGTTGATCTTGCTTAGTTGGAAAAATGGGCTGTGTCTTTCCACAAAGTCGATTTCAAAGAATCCGTTTGATATGGGAAAATACAACAAGTCACCTTCTCTTGGCTCTGTCAAATTATGACAAGCAAGTTCTTGTTCGAATCTCGTTTTCGAGACTAGAAGAATAATGTTGTGTTTGATTTCAAGACCGAATCTGGCAAAAATTTCACCATCCCCCTCAAATCCATCGACGGATTCTACAAGCATTTCAATCTCAGTGCCAGAACTAAATCTTGACGGAGAACGATCTTCACCAAAAAGTTCATCCTCTCTTACGAGAGTTCTCGGAAGGTATATCATGTCATAACCATGAATCTTGATGACTTCTATCGAGAGATCATCAATTAAGGTTTGTTCCGAACGAACTGTTTTTCTGAAGTATGGATTAGTCGCCATTTCCTCTGGTTACTTTCAGTATCTTGTTGATTTGGGCTTGGACAGATGCCGCACGATTTGGCCAACGAATGTATTCCCGTTCTGGATTCTTTGTTAGATTTACAAGAAGAGGCAGAATCAAGTTCTCGACTTCTTCTATCTTTCTTTCGTAGTCTCTTTCGAGTTGAGTCTTCTTTAGTTCAAACTCATTGACTGCTGTGTTGATGTACGAGCCTTGCTCTTCGATTGCTCTTTTGATATCATCATTGCTGTCGTTGAGAGAAAGAATACTCAGAACATTTCCGATCTTGTTTTCCAGTGTTTCTAGTCTACCGTCGATTGCACTGGTATCCACGGAAATAGGTTCTGCTGGTTCTGTTTTTTGTGGCTCTGGTGGACCATCTACGAGTTCAAAACCAAAATCAAAATCTGCAAAGTTGCTTGGATCTATGTCTTTGTTAAAATCGGGCATTGTTTTTATCCTACCATGAAGTCTGTTGGTAACTCATATTTGTTCTGAAGTTCGTCTTCAATACGAGTCATTTCTTCTGTTGCTTGTGAATAAATGTCAGTCCCGTTGTATGAAAGACCACCGGGAAGAGTGACATTTTGATACTTCGAAAGATTCGTTCCCCACTGTTGTTTGAAGGAGGCACAAACGTAACGCTTGAGCAAGATATCATTGTAGATTTCGGGATACGTTTCTGGACTAAGGGCAACATAACATTCAATGATCACATGGTTGTCTGCAACAAGATCTTCGGTCCAATTCGTGTCGATATAAAGTCTGTTGGTGACTCTGCTAAAACGAACCATCTTTTCGGGATCGAGATAGTCTTGAATCATTTGCATGTGTTGCATTGTCATGGTGTAGTGTGTCAATGAACCGGGATTTCGAATACCAAAAACATCGTTTAGTGCGAGTTGATATGGAACACTGAAGATGTTGCTGGTTCCGCTTTCGGAAAACTCAAAGATTCTGGTGATGGAGATGATTTGATCTCCCGCTTCTAGTTCTGGACCAATTGCACCATCGTTTACCACAATTGAGTTGGTATTGATGTATCCTTTGGATATGTCGTCGGATGTGATCTTGTATTTGTAGAACGCTCGCTGAACACCATCAAAGTGGTATTCTGCAAACATCTGAAGAGCATCGTCAATTCTGTCCTCCAGTTGAGAATCGTCTACATTGATTTCAACCACGGGCGCACCAAGTTTTCTTAGAGCATATTCCTTAAGATCTTCTCTTGACGTAGGTTTTGCCATTTTCCGCTCCTTCTATTCTATGTATGGAGCAGAAAAAGTTTAGAATGAAACTTGGTCGATGCCTCGAATGCTGTTCTTATTGGTAATTGTGTAGATTGTAGAACCCTTTTCGTTTTCTCTCTTCACCTTGGAATGAATAATGTAGTGAGCAAACTCCTCGAATTCTGAACTATATGCGAGAGTTCCACCGCCGGTAGCGTTAAAGGTGACACCATAGTCAAAAATGGTGTTTGTTGAAACGTCTCCGGTGGTTCCTGCTAATAGTGTAAACACATAGTCTTGTTTGACCCTACTATCTGCTGCACTTGCTCCATGTGCAAAAGCAGGAAGAAGAGCCGAGGTGTAGTCAAACAAAGCCTTGCTATTGGTTGGAAAATACACATGCTGAGAACCAAAAGTGGCACTAGTTATACCAGATGCATCAAATGAACTACCGACTTGATCTATTATTTTTTGTCGATATGATTCAAGATCTATATACCTTCTATGTTTTGATTGAGATAAAGTTGCAGAGACTCCATTGGTCTTGTTTTCTAGTGTATTTCCGATACTAAAACTGAATGAATTTAATCTATCAGAACCACTCAACCCATATGCAACAAGATCGAGAAGACATGAGTTGGGTGGCAAAGTAGAATCACTTTCAGCGTAGGTTATCTTTCCTAGAAATCCTTGGAATGTTATTCCTCCTTCATTGATGTGTATTTCATCTAAATGATCACCAGTAAAGGAAGAAGATCCACCTGAAACATAGACACCAATTAAAATTCTTGGATCTGGAGTAAAGTCAACAATTGTAGAAGTTACACCGCTTCCTTCTGTAGTTAAGGTTGCTATGTTTCTTCTTGTTGTTCTCTTGTAATCCAGATATGCAACATTACCAATGTATTTTTTAAGTTCTGCTGTTGCTCCAATCGTAAATCCACCAGCAGAAACATATGCACCAGTGGATGAACCAGTAGAGATAGTAGTCACAAAGTTAGCCGTTGTGCCAGAGTTGCTATCAAAAACAAATAATCCCTTGATTCCGTATTGATTTCCACTATATGTTGCCATCAGTTTATCCTAGTTTATTGAAAGTGATTAAGTATGATCCAACACCAGCATACTCGAATCCATTGCCAAGTGTAGCGAATGGAGTAAAATACAACTTAGAACCCACATCTCCGGTAAAGGTAAACGATGGAGAAACTATTTTATTTACACCAAGTCCGCCCATGTATAATTCTTCCCATGTTATGTATTTGTCTGTGGAGACATTATCAAGTGTCATTCGAACACCAATTACAGCACTCGGAGAAAATGATGAGTAGATGTGATCCTTTAGCATCATGTGTGGTAGTGTAATTGTTGCAGAAAATGGTCCTTGAATGTATGTTCCATTTTCATCTACAACTAAAATCTGAGAACTATCGTTTAGACTTATTGTAATGTCTCCGAGTGAATTTATGGATGCATAACTGGGAAGTCCAATACTTCCATCCAATGAGGTCGCAGTTGAATCCAAAACTTTCCAACCACAAGTTACACCATTTGACGAAAGAACTTGATATCCACTGCTTATCGCTGCACCAGCAGTTCCTCCAATATGAAGTTTGCCACTTGCGATATTCAATCCACCAAAGGTTGTTCCTGTGATACCACCATCACTTGGAGCAATACCACCGATTACAACATTACCATCTCGTCTTGCGACTAGAGTTGGTAAAAGCAAACTACCATATGCTGCTTCTTTTCCATAAACAGCAAAACCAGAAGTCGCACCAGATCCATCGAGTTCAATTTCAACAGAGCCTTCTGTATATGCTAGTCTAATTCTCTCGTCATCTTGAAGACCTTTGCTTGCAGGATTTCCTCCAAACGAGGCAATTCCTGTAAAACCACCGGATGTTCTTCCAGTTCCAGTTTGACCTGCTGTGAAATACTTGATTGCAAAGGTTGATCCACCTCTATCTGTATACAAAATAGGAGTGCCGATATTTTGGATATCACCAATGTTTAATATACCATCTCCGGTCCACGCTCCACCTATTGATGCTGATTGATTGTCGAAATCAAGAACAAGATTCTTGGTTCCATAACGTGTTCCTGATATATTTCTACCACCAATGGTAAAGATATTAGATCCATCATCTTGTTCATATCTTATTTCGGCACCAGCAATACTAGAACTTGTTAGTGCAGAGAGAGAATTGTTCGTTAGATAAACGGCAGAAGAGGTAGAACCAACGAGTTGTATTTCACCTTCAGACAACCATGCAGCGGCAGATGCACCACCAGATGTTACACCAAAGAATACTCCGCCATCTTCTCCAATGTGAAGCGGATCTAATCCTGCAACAAGAGGAAAGTCATCAGTGAAGAGTTGATATCCTTCGTAGGTTCCACCTCTGTTGTATACCAGAATGTCTCCAGTTACAAAGCCACCGGGAGTTGTTACCGTATTGAAAACAACATCACCGGTTTGACCATTGATGCTTCTGACAACTCTACCATAAAGTGTTGCGCCACCAAAATCCACAGTAGATCCACTGACGTTTACAAATCCAGCAAAGGTGACTCCATCGACGAAGGTAAAGTCACCAGTCAAGGAATTTGGAAGATCCAAGCCAATGGTCACTATTCCATCTGATCCTACAGTGAATGTGATACCAGCATATTCACCTTGATCATTGGTAATACCATAGATCTCAAGAGGATTTAGAGTGTTGATGATTTGATTCGTCTTGTCGAACCAAGCACGAAAAGTATCGGAGAGATAGATTCCGTTGAGATTGTCGAATGCGTTTCCTGCCATGTATTTCCTCTTCTATATCTATGCAGAGTAATTGTTTTCGATCAACAAAGAATTCAAAGATGTATCACCAAAGTAGACTGTAGCCAAATATCTACCGAACTTTCCTTGCTTATCCTTGACCGTTTCGATCACACACTTGTTGTCATGCTGTTCAAATGTCTTTATTACAAAGTTTTTTGCTTCAAAACCTCTCTTTTTCTCTTCCAAATCTCTTGTTCTGACTTCTGGTGTATCTACTCCAAGAAGTCGAATTCTCATGTCCATTGAAACTCCAAATCCAAGATCAACACATAGGTCTATCGTATCTCCGTCAACAACTCTATCAAGACTAGCAGAGTAAATAAACATTACAATTTAATGATGTAGTTGATCGCCAGATATGGCTGTCTAATGTCTATGGGATCATTATTCATTCCGTTTGCATCAAAATTTGGATCTGGTCTAAAACCAGCAACTGGTCTTAGTCCATAGTCTTGTAGGTAGTTTGCCTCTAAATTAACTTGTTGACCTTGAACGGTTTCTGCGATTTTCGACGGAATGGCAACACCTTTTAGATCTGTCCCCAACCCCCCCGGTGATTGATATTGATATGCAAAACCAGATATTGCACCTAATGGTGCGATATCTGCGTTAGGATTAACACCGAAAGATTCATATCTTTTAGCAATAAGATGATAAACTTCATCGGCAGGTTCTGTTGTTTGTTCAAAACCAGTGCTGGTAAGTATATTAAAATCCATAACAGTATTTCTAAGAACCGGATCACTTTCGTTCAGGTCGCCCAATCCAAATTGGTGAGTATGTTTTGGAAGTTGGCTCGAACTCAAAGTAAATGTATTTACTCCACCCCTTGATGCCAATGGATTTGATCCATCTGAACCAAGAGGAACTCTACTTCTTAAATCAGGAACTCTAAACTGCGTAGACAATTCTCCTCCAGTGTTATAAGTAGTTCCTATTCTAGCAAAAAGTGAAGCATAGTCTCCAATTCGAGAATAGAGTCCTCCATCACACAATAGGAATCCGCTGGGAACAGGATTTTCAGTGGTGATGTTACCAGCATAGGGAAGAATGCTTCCTACCGGAATGGATCGACGAATTATATCCTGACCTTCCTCTGTTAAAGTTGGATCTCGAAGAGGAACCGCAGAAACGGATTGTATGATTGGAACTTGACTAGCATTTCCACTGTTTTGAGCATCGTCTCCCATCAAAACCACTTTGATTTGATACTGATTGAATGCACCAATATTTTCTGACCCTTCGGATATAAATCTAACAACACCCGGAGTTAAGCCTTGTGGTTTAACTTCACTGAATGGTGTGCTGCTGTCTCCTTCGGGAACAAGTTCAATCCAATTGTTGTCATCAAAATTTCCACTTGGTGTATCTGGTCCTTGAATCTTTGCAAAGACTCTAACCTTAGACTCACCCAAGAAAGATCCTTCAACAAAAGCAGCAATATTATGTGCAGTTGTATCCAGTGTTACCTTTCTAGAAATATATCTTGATCTATTCGTTGCAACTCTTGAAGTTGGACTTAGTTCTTCCACGATTGCCGCGGCATCATCGTTGTTTGCCATGTATTCAATAGCAACCACACCAAACCTATCTCCATCTATCATTGGAGAAACTGCTTCAGTTCCAGCATCAGGAAGAAGAAGAGAACTTACTTCTAGTTGTTGAGTTTCTGTTATAATATACTTTTCAGTCAATTGAAGAGACAGTGTTTCGTTGAAATTAATTCTTCTTGTATCGAGACCACTAGCAACAGTTTCGCCCGTTAGAAGATTTGTCAAACGAACATTCTGGTTGACTTGCTCATTGGTGTGGAAATACAGAGCATGTGCTGGTTTTGTTTGAGTTAGATTTGTCTTGAATTTGATTGTCGTAAGAGTTGAATCTACATCAAACACACACCTGTTGATGTTCATCTTCAAATACTGATCCAATACACTGTATGATTGTCCATTGTTGAGTGGCAAATGCATTTGACGAATGTATCTTGGACGAATTACGGTGGAAACTGGAACTAGTTCATTTCCATCTATTCCTCTTGCACGACTTCCTTCTACACCCATGTAAAGTTCGTAGTCTGTAGAGTTTCCTGATATACAGATTGCGTATGACTTTCCGGGACGAAGATATACTGGAGTCGAGAACTCAAAATTGGTCCCTCCAGTGGCTTCAGTTGCATTATGATCTGACACCACCACAACATCATCCAGATTTTTAGTTACCTCAGAGAAAGGAAGAACTTTGTATGGGTGGGGAGATCCTTGATACATTGGTCGAATTGAAAGTTTAACTGGAGGCTTATTTGCTGCCTGTTGTTCAGCAGTTGGTTTCTTGGCAAAGAATAGAGTGATATCACTCAACATCAATCCGTTTCTGAAATTGGTTGGATCAATGTATATTTCTTGGGCAAATGGTGTGACAGAATTAAGCACAGGAGACAGGTTTCCATCTGCATTTGCTTCATAGTAGTCCTCAGAAACATCTTCGGTGTTTGAGGCTTTTCTTCTGGTTATCGCTGGTCTTGCTGAGAAGATGTCATTGCTTCTGGTATCAAGTAATCCTTCTGCATGATAAATTGCATCTGCACTTGATGATGAAATTACGAGTGAGGCTTGATCTTGAATTCTAACTAGTTTCTTTCCTGTAAGGAATGTTCTTGATGGAATATCAAAGGAGCCTGTTGCTTCTCCGTTTTCGTTCGTTGATACTGCTTGAACAACTCTAGTTCCCTCAAAATATACAGAATGAATTGTGTTGGGTTTCAAGTTTTTAGCAGTAAATGTAATTGTTCGGCTTCTTGCGTATGGAACAACACTCAAATCAACAATCTTGTCTCCAATCTTTCTGGTGATCTTGTCCGACAAAATTCTAGAGACAAAAGAAGATCTTTTTGGTGCGCTGTAGTCCGATCCAGAGGAGGAATGTTCTATGTTAATGTCATTTCTTTTTCTCGAACCAAACCAAAGAGTTTCCCAGTCTCTCCACTGAGAGCCAAATCCTCTTGTTCTGCCTCTTTGGTATGCAACAATATTACTTTCCCAGTTGTCTACTTCACCAACAATATTTACCATAACCTTTGGTTTTATGATAGCGGAGAAATAAGGATCACTGCTTGGAGATAGTTGCAGAGTACCCAAGAAATCAGGAATACCAAATTGATTTACCTTTATTGTGTCGCTAGATAAAACATTTGAGGTATAGATTGTAGTATCATGCGTTAACATATAAATGTTGTCGCTTGTTTTCTTGGTGTTTGATCCTAGTTCTGCACCAGTAAGACCCATGTGGTGGAAAGAAGATTCGAATGCTGGTCTTAATGTTCCATCTTCTGGATCAATGGAGCAGTTGTGATCTCTAACGGATGTGACTGTGTTGTTATGTCCAATAAAGGTATCTACAAAGACAGTGTTGTTTGAACCAACGAAATATTCTGGTTTAAACGCTTTCGCTTGGCTGATTGCTCTTGCTTCAAGATCTCTTGTATACGCCCAATATTGATCGTATTGTTGAGTTTGTTCTATTTCATTGATTCCAGACATTGTAGTTCTTTGGTTGTCAATGTGACGATACTTAATATCATCTGGAGAAACTGTATATGCTGGAACCTTAAATTCACCTAATGTCATCTGTGTTACTTGCGTCTGCGGAGCAACAGGAGTATTTGATGGAATTCCTTGTATTAATTTGAATGTTCTGTCAGAATCTATCACCAACTTGTCAATTCTTGGCATGTAGTGAACATAAGAAACAAAAGAACCAAATGCTGGACTGGGCATAGCAACTACCTGTGGTTCACCACTTCCGTTGTCAAACCTAGCATTCTCCTCTGAAACCGCAACAGGTCTAAAGTCAAATGCATCGGCAAGACTGTATTTTTCTCCAGTTTCTGTGTCAGTAAATACAGGAATGTCGTCATAGGTAAAGTTGTCCGTTATTGGATATGAATCTACTGTAAAGGGACCATTTCCAGCATGACTAAATCTCTTATAAGACACGGTGTTTAACTTTAGTTTTCCTGTGTCTGCATCAGTTCCACAAGTAAAACCTGCTTTCAATATCAATCTGCTGTTATAATATGCTTCGTTTGTGTGATTTACATCTAGATCAAATCTATCAGTTACATCGCCAAACTCATCCGTTATTGATGTTACTTCATAGACATCTGCATGATCAAGAACAACAATGGTTTCATCGTCCGAGCCGACTTCACCACCCAAAGAAGGAGTAGTGAGTTCTGTTTCTACTAGCGTTTTAGTTCTTATGTTGTTTTCTGGGTTTGTTGATTCTGATACCCATCTCTGTGTTGCTATTACTGTTCCCTGTCCGTTTGGTTGAGCAATAGATCCACTAGGAATGCTGATTGTTAGTGTTTTTGGTGATGCATTGTTGTTTATTTGAAGATTTAAGTCAACACCAACTCTGAGCATTGTTGCACCTGCTCCCGATGCGTTGTTTCCATAATATACCACATAGTTGGTATAGTTAGAATCCAAGAAAGGAAATTCAGATGTAACAGTGGCAGAACTTCCACTCATCTCAAAGTTATAAGGTTTTTTAACGATAAACTGAGAGGGTAGATCATCTCTATTTGTTTTGATGAGACCACTTCCAATAGGAGCCTTGAATATTTGTCTGGAAGATCCCGGATTTTTCAACAGAACATCTAGATTGGGTTCGGACAATCTAAATCTATTCGTTTTATTATCATCAGAGCCAACCGTTCCATCTTGAACCGATATGTCCGTTAGGTCTTTAAATCTTTTGCCCTCGTTCATTCTTATGTTAAACAAGAACAGTCTAAATTCACCTCTTACTTCGTTGTAATCTTCGTTTGCACCTATAGCCATTTCTTGAATGGTTCTTATGTTGCATGTTCCAATTGTCTCGAACGTACCATCTTCATTTCTTCTCTCGATGTTTGCTGCTCTTTGGTTTGTAAACATATCCCTATCTGTATCAGTAACTGGACCCCAAGCATTGAACTCTGCTTCTATAGTTACATAATTTTTGCTTGGTGTGTTTAGGGTTACTACTCTCAGTGTTTCTTGATGGTCTTCACCGTTCGCTCTTTCTATGGGAAAATAAGATGGGACGATTGTTTCAAATTCATAGCCATTTACATATGCTTTTCCAGAAGAAATTTGAATAGCATGAAAGTCTTCATTTTCAGTACCAAAAGCATCTTGGTGTGTTAGAGTGGTTACTTGAAATGGAGATACTGTATAATGACCAGATTCATCATAGGTTCTTCTAGCAAGTGTTTCTTCAAAAATTGCATAGTCAGTATATCTTACTTGCTTTGTTGTGTTTCCTTGATCAATCCGAACAAGTTCAAAGAAACTTTCTCTGTTGGTTTCTGTTAGTGGAATTTGATCGAGTTTAAGTTCTACCTTGTAACGATCTGCACCGGGAGAGTTGAAGTTGTAAAAACCAAAAGATGGATCTTTAAGTGTTTCATCTTGATCGGCTGTTACTATTTCTCTTTCGATTCTAAAACCAACACTAGTAGATGGATTTACATAATCTCTATAAATTGCACCACCTGCGCTTGTTGCGGTAGATGAAGATGCTGCAATTGTTCCTGCATCACTTTTGAGGAGAAACCCATCGGCATAGAAAAATCCCTCTGCAATAGAAACGATGTTACTTGCTTGTGCAATTGCGGGTGGTTCGTTTGTATTATTTGATTTAATGCTTACTTCAATAACAGGTAGAGTTTCTTGTATTGTTAAAGTTTCGCCTGCTGAGAAATTACTCCCTGTTGTGTAGTTTGCAAAGAAAATCTGATATCCATCATCTTGATATGTGGTACTTCGATCTGCATATGCGACTATGGTTGCTTGAACTCCAGAATTATTTCTGATTGTCTTGCCGAGAAACGATTTTAATTGTTCTTCTGTAAAGATTGTTCCTGTGTTGTCAAGTCTGACTGCAATTGAAGATGACTCTGTGATTTCACCGCCCCGTATAACTGCTCCTTCTTCAAAGAAGTGATCACCAAGTCTTTCAATCTGATTTTGAAGGATGGTTTGTAGTTGAGTTATCTCTCTTGCTTGAAGAGGAAAACCCGGTCTTGACATGATTCGGAGAAACTTTTTGTTCTCATCATAATCATCGTAGTAAGGTACGCCGCCATGAATATCGTTTCTGTATGATTTAGCCATCTTTTCCCTTAAAAGTCAATGTTTATCTTGAATATGTCAGCCTGCTCTGCTGATCTAGTTACAGGATCTATACTTGATATGTATAAAAGTTGTCCAGAAAAAAGATTGAGTTCTGGCGGTGAAACTGATTCTATGGTTAGATCTAGTCCATCAACTGACAATGTTTCTCCTCCAGTGAAACCCAAAGCACCAGAAGAGGAACCCGGATAAACATTGGTGATGTATAGATCTCCACTAGAACCCCGAATGTTATCAAAATACAAGACATTTCCGACAGAACCACTACTGCCAGTCACACCATAATCTATTGTTATGTCTCGATATGGATCTTCTGGATCAAATGAATTTCCATCATTTCTTCCAATGCTTAGTTTGTGAGAGCATCTATATGTTTCTAGATTACTAGGACGAATTGAATCCTCAAACAAAGTGTTTGTCACTTCTGCCGTTTTGTTTGTAAATGTGTATCCATCTGTGTTGTTTCCGCTGAAGATGTAAACTGTTTCTCCGTTGATAAACGGTGAGTTAAGTCCATCTAAGGTGACTTGCGCTCTTGCTGTTCCATAACTAATGAACTGCCTTGATTTCCCCAGATTGTATGATTGTGAGCCAAATACAAATTCACCGTTTTCAATAAAAGTGGGAGAAAAGGTTATTCCCTTTGGAATCAAATCAACTTTCGTTTGCTTATATGCAACAGTTCCAACAACCTTTCCAGCATTGTCATACGAAAAGTTTATGGTTGGAGATAACCAAAGTCCATACTGTCTATAATCATTTCCAATGACTGCTCGATCTCCCTCATCTCCAGACAATCGAGTTAGAATAGAAACTCTTCTCACATTGAGATCAAAGATAGGATCTCTTCCGAGACCTTTGGCTGGATTTATATTCACATTTAAAACGGTTGCAGTTGGTGATGCTACGGGAGATATGGTTGCTTCCGCAAACGAATAATTAGATCCAGAATTTACCAACACAATAGAATCTATCTTGTTGTCTGTGTAAATTCCCATTTTGGCATATGCACTTGCTCCAGTTCCATCTCCGGTTATGTTTACACTAGGAATTATTTCATACTTACTTCTAATATTTAATGGATCTAGGCTTGCATCAAATGCAGATTCTATGGTTGCTGTTTTTGTTTGACCAACATAGTCAGTGATTTTTCTGAACTGACCTACACCGGGACCAGACACTATTCTTATTGTATAGTCATTATATACATCATCTGATGAAGATGCTTTGCTATCGAGCCGTATTGAATTTGTTTCTACTGCTCTAATATAATGCTCATCTGATGGTCGAATTACATAGGAGTATCCAGAACCCGTTGTGCTTACACTTATTCCGTCAAGTCTTCCTGTTCCAACATTGTATTGAACATTGTATTGAAGTTGTCTGTCTTGATTGTCTGTATATGGAAACGGTTTATTTTCATAAATGGGAACTTCAATCATTGGAATGTAGTTTTCATCTATAAAATCTCTCAAGTTTTCGGGAACCTTAAACAAAAACTTCCAGATATAACCGTTGCTAAGATAAATCGGAGAGGTATCTGTTCCTTTTGGCTCTTCTAGAGATTTTCTTCCACCACCAGCAGAGATACAAGCATAGACATTGTTTTCACTTGTATGGACATAAAAATTTCTTTGTGTGTTGTCTTCAGTATATGACCAAGGTTGATATATTGTTCCTTGTGTCCAGTTGACTCTGTTTATCATCAGAGAGACTTTATCATCGTCCAACAGTTTCACTGTCTGTATTTGTCTTCTGGTTTTACTTTCCTCTTCAATACTGTTTTTCCCGTTGGGTGTAGTTGCAGTATTAGCAATGAAGAATCCAACACTGTTGTCCAAAGACGTAAACTGTCTTTGAATTTCTCTTGCCATGAAGGTTTTTAGTTTGTTGCTGAATTGCGTCATGTCTTTTCCGTTATGTGTAATCTACGTCGTAGATAAAAGTCTCTACGGGAATATCCATCCAACTCGTATTATATGTATTCCCAAAATTAGCACTGGAAGAATCTCTTGATGGTTGAATGAAAGATAATTCTACCAATCTTGATGTTTGAGTGGTTTCACCAATTATTGGAACAGACTTGGATGCAACAAAGACTCCATTTAAAACATCAACCAATAGTGTGTCAATTCCTATATTATAAAATCCAGCAGCACCATTTGGAAAGTTGTTCGGATCATCACCCAGAATATCATTGTGGTTGTATGCACTAGGAACAAAATCTATGACTTCACCAATTGCAATTGATTCACCCAAACGATCTTGTCTGACTATTTCGCCTTGAACATATGAAATTCCAGTTGAGTTTGGATTTGGAAGCATCGGTATTTTAACTCTTTGTCTCTCTCCAGTGAGACCCATTCCAGTTACTCCAAGGTGAGCAGGATGTCTGTTTACTATCCAATAGTCTGCCGTTGGAGAATCGGTTCCTTCAACTTGAACAACTTGACCTCCATAGTATCCACCAGATAAACTAGTATATTTTGGAGACACATAGCCACCGTAATGACTTATGCCATCATATCCTCCACCGATTATCGTGTTTGTTCTGTTTGAACCAACCGGGAAAAATCCAAACAGACCAACAAATTCTCCATCCGAATCTGTTGTTGCGCCAAGATATCCAGTTGATCCAATCGCGCCATTTATTAGAGTTCTTTCTGTTTCGATGTCATCAAATGTTAATGAACTTGATGATTTATTGTCATAGACAATATAAGGATTATGTGTTTGACCATATTGGGGATAGAGATGTGGTGTTCCTGTAATAGATGATGCAAACTCTATACCAAAAAAGTCTTCTGCGGTTCTTCCATCTTGACCATTGTATCCCAAAGGATAGAAATCATAATGAGTTCCGCCGTATGTGAATCCTCTTGGGTCGATGGTCGTTCCAAATGTATGTGGAAGATAATGACCAATCAAAGGATTGTATCGAATGTCTTTCGATGTGGTTAGTGTCAAACCGGCTGTGATTGTGTTTTCGTTTAAGTACTCACCCAGCAGAATAAATCCACTTGGATGAACAAGCCTTTTTACGATTGCTGCATATTTCTGGAGGGCTTGATCTACTCTTAGAATATAAGAAAAATCTTGATAGTAAAAGTTGTCTTGAATGAATGATCTTGAACTAAGTTTTCCAGTCTCATCCAAATAGGTGTCCGGTTTATTGGCAAGAATGTTGCCTGCTTTTGGAGAAAACTCAGCACCCGTTCCAGCAAAAGATACGAATGTATATTGAAGTTGATCTGCTTCTCTGTAGACGTTGTAGTTGTCTCTGTAGGAAAGAGATCTTATGTCTCCGTCTGGTCCTATTTGTTTTACTGTTGCTCTGAGAACAAGTCTATTGTCTAGGTCTGTTACTGTGATTTCGTCGTTGATTTCAAAACCACTTCCACCATTTACTATGTTCAGTGCAGACAGTGTTGGAAAAAGAGTTGCATAGTATTTTGTTGGAGATGCTGTTGCGGTTGTGATTTCTATTTTATTTTGATCATTAAATGAACCAGAAACATCTACAAGAGATAATCTGTAAAAGTCTATTCCTCCTTGTTGGAAAAATTCAACTCCATCAATCTTTGCAGTTGCATTGATAACACCAGACACAGGGTGTCTTTGAACCACTAATCCATTTATACACGTTATTGCTTCATCTATCGTAAATATAGGTTCAATGCGAAGAAATTTATTATCATCAAAGGTGCTGGTTGAAAGCCTTAGAACTCTTTCTCTTGGATATGAAACGGAAACTGTCGTGTTGTAAAGAATTCTAAAGAGAAGATCAAAAGACGCTTTGCTTCCCTTGGATCGGTATAGATCTGTGATGTTTTTTATTAGCGTCTTCTCGTTTATGCCATCAGCAAGATCGAGTGGAAAATCCTTAAGATAGACATTTCTGAAATACTCTAAGAAACCATCCAAAGTCTCATCAATATCTTTATAGGTTCCAACAGCAACACCCTCATACCTTGGATTTCCCTCTTGCTCCATCCATTCGTAATATGCTTCTATGAACTGAACAAATGTTTCGTAGTTGGAAAGAATAAAATCAGGTAACTGATCTTTAAGTTGAGTTGAAATTCTTTCGTCTATGCTTTTGACATAGTTCAATCTATCGAAAGTGTACCCATCTATCCTTAATGGTAAAAGAAGTGATCCTCCAAATATTTTTAGTGGCATATTTTACTCCTTAACCATTATAGGTTGATGTGAACGTGGAAAGGGAATTGTTTTGGGTTGCAATGGTCGTCGAAACAAACTGCTCTATTCCATTAAGTTTTACTTGTATTGCAGTAAGATCATTTTGATAATCATTGATCAAAATCATGTCTCTCTTGGATGTGTATCTTTTATTGTTTGCCTTTGCATTAACTTGTATGAAGGGTGTCTCTTCTGGAGAAAGAATTTGAACTCTATCAAGAGTAATTGTTCCTCTTTCATAGTTGACTTTTCCTGCGTTTAATGCAACTAAAGTTTTTGTCTGATCTTCTTTTCTTTGATAGAATGATATTTTTCCATATCCATCGTCTTCGAGAAACACATTTTGTATCTCGCCAGCACTGTTCAGAAAACGGAATTCATTTGAAGATACAACTGGTATATGTCCATCGTGTGGGTGGTAGATGGGATTTCCAAAGTCTAGATCATAACTAACAACTCTAGACGATGTTGACAAAAACCTTTTTTCCATCGTTATAGAGACAGAAGAAGAATCAATAGAAGCCGAAGAAGAATCAACATCAGTCAAAACTTTTGATATTGAAAAAGATTGATCAAACTTTCCTAAATTTCTGTTTAAATTCTGGACAATATTTGTTTTGATCGCTTCCGCCAAAGATGCTGCTGTCAGTGAAGTCTTGTTTGTGTCATAAGAGACATCAAAGTTGAATCTTAAGTATGTGTAATTTGGATCAATCACTATTGGTTTTGTTGCAAGGACTGCTTTTGTTGATAAGAATTCTTCAACTTGTTTTTTTAGAGGAGTTGTTATAACAGTTCCTGTTTTTGGTTTGAGAGCAATGAACACACTTCCATAACTAGGTGGTTCTGCCTCTTCTCCTCCATAGACAAACACGGAATCAAAGTCACTAAAATTTGATTCTATTATAGAAGAATAGTCGTTTTTGGTTACTGCTCTATTTTGTGCGGTGAATGATCTTGGGGCACGAAAACGAATCACATTACTGGCTTCTTTTTCTCCGCCACCGGATGCAGGAGATTTTACGACAACAGTATTGGAATCGTTTAGATATCTAAAGGATCTATTTGTTTCACTATCATTGGCTCCGACACCATTTGCAACTGCTCCATCGGTAATCAAATATGTAATCGTAATCAAATTGCCGGTTTCAACTTTTTTACCAAGAACGTCATCGCCGAAAAAGATGTCGTAGTTTCCTTTTGGATTTTCCTCTAGAAAATAAACAGTTGAAGTCGAATCAAGTTCTGTAAGATCTGTAGATTTGTTCCAAACATCATTAAATCCAGTAGTATCGGTTTGAGATGTTTGAACACGAACTTTTATTGTTGATGTGTCTGCATCAAGATCGGTTATTTCATATCTGTTTTCTGTGGAGGAGTCAGGAACAACATAAGTATTGCTTACCAATGCTCCTTGCTTGATTTCAAGATCGCTTACAGTCCAAACACCATCAATGTTTGTGATCTCAGCAGAGTTAACATTGACAAAAACATAAGTCTCGGAATCAACGGTTGTCGTAAATTGTGCGCCGGGGCGAAGAACTGTAGTTCCGGGGTTTGATCCAAAGAACAAGTCAACAATGGCTGTAGATGCAGTTTTTGATGTTGGTGTATATCCCAATGCTTTGGCATGTGAGACGACCGATGATCGCTTGACTGCTGTATCTAAAAACAGTTCATTCGCAACAACATTGTTGTAAAATGCCTGATAGTGAGTGTTGTATGCTAAAATATCTAATATAGTCGAAAGAGCAGAACCCTCGTAGATGTAATCTTTGAAAACCTCTTGTCCTTCAAGAAAGGTTTTAAAATTAGTTTTGATACCGTCAAAATCGACAGAATTTATGGATAGATTTTTTCTATTTGTTGACATTATCGTAACCTCTTAAGTGTGAGGGGAACCAATAGAGTTCTGTCGGTCCCTGTCATTCTGAAAAAAATACTGACATCAAATGCGTTTGAATCTAAGTTTGCATTTACTTGTATTGTCATTAATGAAATTCTCGGTTCAAAGATTGAGAGTGCATTTTGTATTCTTGACTCTAATGCACTCGCTGTTATTGGTGTGAGTGGTTCAAAAAGTAAACTTCTTATACCGGAACCAAAATCAGGATTAAATGGTCTTTCTCCTATTGAAGTCAAAATTATATTCTTTACGGCAAATTTTATAGCAGCCTCATCACGAAGAATAGAAACATCGTTGGTGATGGGATTTCTTGAGAAGTTTAGATCTATGTCTGTATACTTTGCCATATCCTTATATCTATATGTTTAAAGACCCCCTGCCTCTCCAGCACTTTCGACAGCCCCCTTCAAATCTCCTCCAGCAATCTTGTCGAACAATTTTTTACCTAAACATGGTTGCTCAAGCATACTCAAAACACTGAACCCCACTGTCTTCTTCAATACAAAATCTAGTGCAGCCTCATATGCAAGATTGTCATCGTTGATTAGATTTGTAATGTTGGATTGTAGATCGCTAACTTTAGATCCCAATTCAACTAGTCCAGAGGTATCTTGATCAAACGGAAAGTTTGTTAAAAAGTTAGAAACATCACCGTCCACCAAAGATTGAACAGAACGGATCATATCATCTCCGGGTCCAAAAAGACTATTGAATATGGGTGAGTAATGATCTTTTGCTGCTTGCAGTGGATCTTTCAGTGAGTTCTTGAGTGTATTTACTTGTGTAGCAATGGAGTGCAATCCG